CGGTCTCCTTCGCGGCGGTCGTGACTCCGACAGAATCGCCGTCAAGCGGTATTCCGGCGTCAGTGCCCGGCATCGTGTCAGCGGCGACGATCTCGTGGTACTCGTCCGAAACGCTCGCACGCTCGATGTACCCGGTCTTGAGCAGGTCTTCGATCGTACAAGGATCAAAGTGGATTGCCGCCGGCAACATGCTCCCGCCAGGAACGAGGGTGGAGTTGTCGGGCAGAACGACGGAGCAACCTCTGCAAACGCGATATCCCATTGGATGATCCTCTTTAGGGGAAAACTGTCTTGAAAATCTTGCGTTGTCGTCAAACAACGCAAGATGAGGAGATAGGAGTCTAGGAGGAGTAGCCGGTGACGATAGAAGGCTTAGGAACCCGAGACAACCTTCATCGAGACGGTCGCACCAGGACGGCGGGTGACAGGCAGGGGGCGGGAGTGGAGGAGCGCCATGCGAACCGAGGGGTCGGGCTCCATCCACGTCTTCGAGAATCGCTCGGCCTGGAACAGACGACCCTCGAACGCTTCGAGGTCCGGGATCGCCGCGTACTCCATGACGCGCTGGCTGGCCGAAGAGGTGCTGACGAACTCGACAAACTTGGGCCGGATCATGGAAACAGCGGTGCCGTTGAGAGAGGCCGTGCGGCTGTACTCCCAAAAGCGGATGCCGGAGATCTCGCCGATGTAGATGACGCCCTGGTCCGAATACTGCGTAGTGAAGTCGATGGAGCCGATCTTGACCTGGCCGTTGTTGTTCACGAAGCTCTTGACGTTGCCGTCGGCGATGAGCTTGCGGAGGGCCGCGGACGCCTCGGAGCCGCAGATGGCGTCGGTGGGAGCAAGGCCCACTTCGTCGGACATGATTTTCTTGGCGACGTGGTTGTTCGCCAGCACGTTCACATTCGCAGGAGTCGCATCGTCCCAGAAGATCGAGAGAGTGGGGTTGTTGCCGATAGGCTTCGGGTATGTGATGGTGAACACGTCACCGTCCGCAACCGAGTAGGCGATCGTGCCCTGGAGGGCCTGCGAGCAGAGCCACTCCTGCGCGTTCGTCACCAGATCGGCCATGACCTGAAGGTCGCGGGCGATGTGCTGCTGGATCGCAGAGATCTGCTGATCGCCGGAGACGAAGATCACCGTGCCGGGGCGACGGTTGTACAGAAGCTCGCTCGGGGTGATCGGGCGCTTGATGCGAATGTTGGGGCCGGTGACGGTTGCGAACCGTTCCGAGTGCCCCGCGACCATGATGCCCTCGCCGTTCTTGCGAACGAACGGGGCAATCTCGCGAGCCTTGAGGATCGTCGAGATCTCGATGTCCTCCACGAAGTTCGTGTGGTGGTCCGAGAAGAGAAGATCCTGAAGGAAAGTGTTGGGCGACTTCATCTCGTTGACTGCCGCAGTCATTGCAGCCCAGTTGAGAACGTCGAGTGTGCTTGGCATGTTTGCTCTCAGAAAAGTTGTGTCGAAAAGTTGTGGAAGTCAGACTGTTGGCCCAGACCCACCGATCAACGGAAGTTGGCCATGCCCTCGATGATGATGCCCTTGTTGCGAACCAGCGAAGTGATGATGTCGGCCTGAAGCTGAGCCAGCGTGTATCCCGTGACAATCGGGATGTCGTTGATGTGGATGCGGCCTTCGAGCAAGACCTGGCCCAGCACCTCGCTGCCGGAAACCAACTGAACAGCGTCAGGCCAGATAAAGCCGGCGATCGTGCCCGCGCCGTTGGCTCCGCCGTTCTGGTACAGCACAAAGAAGCCCGTGGTGGTGTTGAAGGCCACGGGCGTCAGGGCCGCGAGCAGGGCGGTGCCGGTGCCGAAGGTCTTGGGCTGCACGACCGTCGGGTAGCCGCGAAGGACGCTGCCCTTGCCGGCGACCGAAGAGTACAGTTCGTTGGCGGTATATGCCATGAGAGATCTCCGTCAGGGAGGGGTGTTGTTGAAAGAGAGTCGGTGGAAGAACTCGGAAGGTCTTAGGCTCGTCCGTTTCGCTTGTTCTGATACGCGGCCATCTCTGACCCCAGTCGGGCCATAGCGGCGATGTCGGTGCCGTCTGCGGACTTCTCAAGGCCCATGAATGGGGAGGCGGCATCGTCCTTGCCGTCGCCCTTGTTCACGGGCTGCTGGCTGCGCCCTCGGAGAGCGGTGAGTTCCTTCGTCGCGTCTTCGATCTGCTTGGTGAGCTTCAGAATCGCAGGATCGCTGTCGGCCTTCTCGACCTTCTTGGATGCGTCCAGGGCAACGATCTGCTTTTCGATCTCGCCCAACTCGGCAGCGGCCACCTCAATCGAGTCGGGATCTTCGGGGTCCATCTCGTCGATGATCCGGTCCCGCTTGGCGAGCAGGCCAACCTTGCTGAGCGTGTCGGCGCTGGCACCCTTCAGGAGATTCATCTTGCGAAGGCGAGCCGCTTTCAGGGCCAACTCGCCCTTGGCATTGGCGATGGGCTTGAGGCCAGCGACCAGGCTGTCGTTGATGGCCTTGGTGATGCTGTCGGTGATGCTGTTGGTTAACGCTTTGATTTCCTCGGGCTTCATGTCGTCCTCGCTTGGTTCGTCGGCCTTGGCCGTGGTGTAGATGGCGGTGCCGCCCATGCTGACGCCGCCCCATTTGCCTTCTCGGTACTTGGCTCGAAGATCAGGGTCTTCGATCTTCAGGATCACGCCCCACGCGCCGGTCACGTCTACGGGAGTGCCGCTGTAGTCCTTGGTGTCGGCGAACCGGGGATCGCCCTTCTGCACGAGGAACGTCTGGGCGATGAACGCCTTGCTGCTGTCCAAAGGTCGGAAGTCGTGCTTGAGGTCGATCGCTATGCCGTCTCGCATGGCGGCGTACATGGCGTCCTTGATGACCTCGCTAGAAGCGATGTCACCCTCAAGGTCTTCTTTCTCCGGTGCGTAGACAACAGCAGTCAGTTCTCCGGTTTCCTCGTCGAAGCCCTTGACCAGAAGCTCGCCACCAAAGCCGTCCTGCCCGTCTCCCTTGTAGATCGTGGCAAGATTGTTCTTGCCTCGCTCGCACAAGGAAAGGAATCGGATGTTGGCCTTGATGATTCGTCGCTTTGCCATGCACATGCAGAGTATACTTTTTTCATCTGCAATCAAGCCCGTTCTCATTTTGATAGGACTATCAGATGGCTGTCGAAAAGATCCCCGCCCCGAAAACCACCGTCGATTCTCTTATCCGTCTCTGCAACATTGAGAAGCGGACTCCTGATCTGTTTTACCGCAAGGGCAGCCAAACGTGGTCTGACATCTTGTGCAAGGCTGTCAGCAAGAGCATCCAGTCAAACCAGGGCGTGACGACCGGGCGACAGGAACGTCCTTTCAACTTTCGAGCGGCCCTTGCTTTTCTGAACTCCAACGAGAACCACGCAACCTGCATCGGCACAAAGGTGATGGCAACCGTCGGACTGGGATACAAGTACGACATGGCCCAGGCAGACACCGGACTAGGGGAAGGTGCCGTCGAAGAGTCCGACTCGATCGTCTCCGCGACTGCTCTGCATAAGGCACTTCAAGACATTGCAGCCGATCCTCTTTCTTCGGCACCCGCTCCCTCTGCGGTTAGGCCGTCGTCCGATCGTTTGATGTCGAAGGTAGACATCGCACTTGATCCGCTCTGCTCCCATAGTTGGGCCGACGTTCTTTCGTCCGCGGGCGAGGACTACGAGCAGCTTGGCAACGGCTTCATCGAGGTGGTGCGAGAAGGCCCGAACGGCAAGATCATCGGTGCCCATCACCTCCAGGCACCGAGCGTACACATCCACGTCGAAAACCTGCTGTACGACTTTCACTACGAGATCGACAGCCCCGACTCGGGCATCACTCGACGCTTTGCAAAGTTCGGAGACACCGCGAGCTTCCAGGCGAGGTACAAGTACGAGGGGACGGGGCGCTCCGTCCCCAACGCGCCGGACAACGCGCCCGTGTCGGAGGTGATCCACCTGCGGATGCCCACCAGTCAGAACCGCTGGTACGGGATGCCGCGATGGCTGGCGGCGGTGCCGTCGATCGAGCTTGCCCAGTGCCTCGTGCAGTACAAGTTCGATTTCTTCCTGAACCGTGGCGTCCCGGAGTTCCTGCTGTTCCTGCTGACCCAATCGAAGCTGCCCGAAGCGGACTGGAAGTCGATCGAGACTTCGCTGAGGGCGAACATCGGGCTTGGCAACTCGCACAAGTCGATGGCACTGAACATCACCGACCCCGAGGCTCAGGTCATCCTCCACAAGCTGAACACCGACAGCAAGAGCGAGGAGAACTTCCCGCAGACCAAAGAAGTGCTTGCAACGGCGATCGTGACAGCGCATCGAGTGCCGCCGCTTCTGGCGGGCATCCTGATCCCTGGCAAGCTCGGATCGACCAACGAACTGCCCAACGCTCTGATGGCCTTCCAGGCTCTCGTGGTCGGGCCGAACCAGCGCATCATCCAACAGACCTTCGGCAAGACGCTGGGGAGCAAGGAAGCCGGCCTCGGGCTCACGCTGACTGATTTCGAGTCATACACGGTTCTCGACGAGATCGACGTTGGGCAGGCGTCCACGATCGGCCAGATGAGGCAGCCCTTGCCGGAGGCGCAGGCTGAGGGTCGAGATCTCAGCGCCGGGGTGAAGTCCTGATGCCGGAGGTGAAGGTCGATACCGTCGCTTTCACCCGCCGGCTCGCCCGTGTCCTGGCCGAAGACGCTCGTGCGTGGGCGGAACCGGAGATTCGTCGGCACAGCAAGACGCTGGCAGATGCTCTTCAGGTACTCTCAAAGACCGAAGGCGTGGCTCGATCTCGCGTGTATCTCGACCACTACTGGGCCGTTTATGTCCACGACGGAAGAGGGGCACCCTTCGGCCCTACGAAGGCCCGAGTGCTGGTGTGGTTCCGAAACCCTAAGAACGATCCTCGTCTGAAGAACGGGTACCCTGTTCGGGCGGGCATCCGTCGATTGTCGAAGGACGAGATCATATTTTGGCAAGGAGAGAACCGGCAGGCCCGCAAGCTGGGCCTGCCTCTGCCCATGATCGTAACGCCGATGGTGAAGAATCGCACGCAGCCGACCCTGTTCTTCGAGAACGAGGCTGGCATGTTCGGATTTGCCAGTGTCGCTCATCGAAAGGCCGGGAAGATCGTCTCGGCGTTCGTACTCGACTCTATCGGCGCGGATCTCAACATCAAGGACGAGCTTGTGGTACGTCTTGACCTTTAGAGCGATTCAACTCTGCGAGGATCTTCTGGCTCTTGGTGTAGCGTAGAAACTCTCGCATCGCCCACTGAGCAAGGCCGATGGCATCCAGGAGATGCTTCCAGCACGCGCTGCCGTGCAGTGCCTCCGTCTCTTCGATCAGACGAAGGACAAAGGGATCGCCCAAGGGGTTGAAGGATGTCGTGATGCTTCCCGTCGGTCGGCAG